AGGAAGTTTCCAAAGTTCTGCTTTTGGATCAACTCCAAAGTCACGGGCAGCTTCGTTTAAAGCCTTTTCGGATTTGGTTTTATTAAGATGATCGTAAGACAGAGCGTTGAGACTGTAGCTAAACCTGTTTTCATCAAGCAACGATGCAATCACCATGGTATCTATAATGCGTCCGTTGATCGTAAAACCCATGCGCCGTATCCACCCTGCATCGTACTGGGCATTGTGCATAATTTTATCGGCGTCACATTCAAAGACTTTTTTGAGCCATTTATCAACAATCCGCTCGTCGAGGTTTCCGCCACCAAGGTGACGAATGGGGATGTAACCAGACCAATCGGCGGTGGCTATGGCATAGCCCACCACTTGCCCGTCGGATCTGGCCCAACCCGGCCCCAAGGTTTTAAGATTCGGGTCTTTTGTTTCGACATCAATTGCTATTTCTTTTGCTTCCCAAATGTTGGGAAGCTCGACGGGAGGAACCCATTCCGATTTCGGGGTAAACATTGCCATTTGTAGGGACATTAAAGAATACTCCTATATTCAACGGGAATATCATTTACTTTTGCAAGATCAATAGCCAATTGCATCCCATAGGAAATTCCAAAGTCTTGATAAACTGCGATAAGTTCTGCAAACTTGTGCCACTCAAAGGAGGTTGTTAATCCTTTTGATCTTTCCCGATCATTGTCTTCGTCCAAAACCTGAGTATACAACAAATGAAAGACCAAGGGAGCCTCCCCCCGAATTAAACTGTCTTGCAAACACTTTTGGGCATACTCTGTATTTCTTTTAATGTTTCCTTTATAAGGAGATTCAATAATAACCCTCATTCTTTTACCATAAATTCTGCTCCAAGCGAACTATAGCCGCATTTATCCACCCAAGAATCTTTATGCCCGATGGTATGCAAAAGTCGAGAACTCTTGACCCAATCCATCATTAAAACAACATGTCCTTCTGTTAGATATCCGTGGCTATCCATTGCGCCCCGAACAATGCAATTCCAACCATCGGCAATTCGTTGATGATTAACGAGAGCGTCGCCATAATTTTTTGCTCTGTCGCCATTTACCAATTCTTCGGCCTGCTTTAAAATGTCTTCTCGTTTCATAAGTCATAACTCCTGTTTGCGTCTTCTGCCTCGACGATGTATAAATTATCTTTTGTTCTTGTGACCCCGACGTAAAACACACGGTGCATATCGTCAGCGTTTAGTCTCATATCCTCTTCCGCCGCAGGAGAAAGGTCCGTGAACAACACAACGTTATCCGCTTCCCCTCCTTTTGCTCCGTGAATTGTGGATACTGTAATGCGTGGCGGTTTGTTAAAGTCCTCCCCCTTACGCAATAGTTTCGATATATAAGCCCTGTCCGTATCGGGGAGCTTATCCATAGCAACGTGCCACTCCATATCTTCCGTTGCTAATAACCCCTGACGTTCCTGTAACGTACACAGAGTTAAAAATTCATCATCCATAACACTTGTTAACCGTTTAAATCCGCGCTTAATACGAATATTTGACGACATAAAGCTGTATATTTTTTTAGCGACCTCTCCCGATACTTCCTCGCCTATTCTAAGTTGCTCCCAACCATTAACCGCAGAACTGATTCGCTCAGAAATAGATCGAAGACCTCGATAGTTAAACAAATAACCAAACCCCCTTAGATCCGCGGTAACGGGATTAAGCACATAACCCGCTTGAGCCAAGATGAGCCAAGAGCCGTGATCCATGTTAAGTGAACTAACTGTATTAATTCTTTCGACGCGACCAAGAACTTCACGCGGTTTATATTGCTTTGGAAATCGTCGGTGAATACGGCGCGCTATTTTTTCGGCTAAAATATGTGCGTTTTTTGGAATACGATGAGATTGGGTCAATGTTTCACTTGATCCATCAAGGTTTATAAACGCGTCAACGTCGGCGCCTGCCCACCTGTAAATGGCTTGATCGTCATCTCCCGCGGCATACATTTTTTCACTTTTTTTATCTAAGGCGTAGGCGATATCCCATTGAAGTGGCGATAAATCCTGCGCTTCATCAAGAAAAGTCATAGAAAAACGGGGACAATTAATTTCCGACGTAAGAACAAACTGTTCCAACATGTCCGTAAAGTCAAACAGGTTGTAGGCTTTTTTATATTCCGTAAGAGATTTATTAACGTAGTTAACTGTTGTCCAATCATATTCCAATCGACTTTCATTGTATTGTTTTCTGAGATCGACTTTTCGAAGACGGGCGAGATTTATAATACCCAAGATAGGATCGTTGGTTGACGATATATCGGTAATATCCTCCGAAAAGTCTGACCAAACTTGCGTAACCAAAGACACGCCCATGGAGTTTGAAAGTTCTTTGTAATGTTCGGGTTGCATAATCTGGTCTTTTTGTATGTCACTACATTGAAGCGCCAAACTATGTAGTGTGCGAAAGAAGGGAAGATCGTGTTTTATGTCAAGATTAAATCTTTGAGCCGCGCGTTCTTTTGCTTCAGTGGCGGCTTTTCGTGTAAAGGCCAGAAAGGCAATTGTGTTTGCCGGAACGCCTGCTACTAAAGCTTTGTCAACCATATCGAGAAGCGTCGTAGTCTTACCCGTGCCGGGAGGACCAAAGATCCTAAACATGGCGGATTTCTTGACGCAACTCTTCAATTATATTTCTAAAATCAGCTAGAAAATTTTCGTACTTTGTTTGTTTTAAAACATTTAACAATTCCATAAGACTTTTAACACTTAAATTTGTACAATTAATTAATTGATCCTTTGTAACTGTTGCTAAAAAGTACGTTATAGGTTTTTCATAGTAACCTTTGTTTTTAAGAAACGTTATAACTCGAAGGGGAAGAATAAGATCCTTCATGTTTTCAAAATCAGCAGTGTCCAACTTATGTAAATAGTCTATTTTTTCTAACCGCTTGATTGTTGCAAAGATGCACTGCCTCGACACGTTATACTCTTTGGCGATTGAGGAATAGGTCATCCCCCTCTTGACTCTTTTAATAAATATATCGTGGTGTTTTTTATTCACGGTCATTCTTTCCCCCGTCCAAGTCATAATTGTACTCTAAGAAGTTCTCCGCCATGTCTCCATAAGAATCACTCAGGTCTATTTCCTCCATCGTGCTTCTATTTAAAAACATAGGCGTTTCATCTCCAACCCAAGCTCCTAACGTATTAAAAACAAAAAACTCCTGGGCTTCTTCTGCGTCCATTCCATCTCTATCCATAAGAATTTTTATACACTTTGCAGAATCATAAACGAGCAAATCTTTCTGCCCGCATCGTTCCCCTATGCCTATTACGGCTTCATCAAATCCATCTGCTTTTAACATTAGAAAGGCGCCTCCTCATTTTGACCAAAATCGGGCGGAGTTAATTCAAAATCGGCTACGGAAAATGCCGGAATAGACCAAACCCTTACGGCTCTATTTTTTATTTTAAGCACAACACTTGTGCCGTTTATGTCGCGCAGTCGTTGCGCGATTCTGTGGCTCTTATATTCAAAGAATTTATTCTTCTTTAGAAAACCCTCAAAATCTCTTAGTCGAAAGTATGTTATCGCTGTTTCTTCATCAGTCCATGGGCGGCGGAGTAAGATCTCTTCTTTGTCCTGCGCTTGCTGTAGATGACGACAAAACTCTTCCAAGTAATCGTAGAACTGTCCGCTTGTACTTGCATCAACAGCAACCTCCACAATAGCCGATTCGTTGTCCTTCATTTCTGTCATAAGAGCAGAAATTCGACCTTCCCACTGGTTCTTGGCAACGGACCGTGGCATGAAGTTCAATTGCTCCATGCAGGCACGTTGAAAGACTTGCTGAGATAGCAGGGCGTCCGTATCCAGTTCAAGCGGTTCGCCGTTAACGTCCATAAACCACACAGGTGGAGACGAATTGTACTTGCGTAGGTTTGCCACCGTTGCTCCCTGCACCGCTGCGCCAACACCAAACTTTCGGGTACGACATAAGTCCTTGTTGCAGTGTGCATTAATAGGAGAGTCTGAACATTTGTAAGTGTATTCTTTTCTCTCTAATTGTTTGGCAACAATGTTTACTTCGCCAAGGGGCAGTGGAGGCTCAAGGTATTGCATATTGTATGTCAGGATTTCGCTCTCCCAACTGTCGGGATAGGCTTTGCGTAAGTAAACGCCTATGTTAAACAAACCGTTGTTCCTTCCACCTTCGCTTATTTTTTCGTTGCAAAGATGTTGCAGGCAGGGCGGACCGTCCTTAATGGGACTGTCCGTTGTTTCTGTGACCTGTATCTTTTGGATTTGTTCGGGCGTTTGCTTGTACTTTTCGTAAAGCGCATAGAACTCTTCTAAGGTAGCGGCGCCTCCGTCGTCATTAATAGCGTAGCGCAATCCCTCGTCGTGATTGTAATAAGGTAGGTTAAGAAAGTTACCAACGTCGCCCCTATCCAAGTGGAGCCTGATTTGTTTAGGAAAGATTTCGCTTTCCCCATAGCCAAGGGCAGACGATATATGTTGCAGGGACTTCTGCATGTCCTTGGCTTCAACCCAGTCCGTCGCAAACAAAAAACAATGCGCTCCACCTGATTTTGATCGACACACGATCATAGGTAGTTTAAGCTTTCGGATTTTATCGACCAAGACTTTGTGGTCAAGAGGGTACTGGTCAACGTCCACACAACCCCATTTGCAGTTGTTGTCTTCATTAATTGGTATAATTCCAATCGCATTGCCTTTACCAGAGAGGTGGCCCTCCCATAGTTTCGTGGTCCGTGGTTCACGAAGGATGGCTGCTTTTCCTGTATTTTTCCCATTTGCCTGTGTTTTATTGACAACGTAAGTGCCGTAGGCTTCTTTTAATCCATCAAAGATGGATGAGAACTGCTGTACTGTCATGTTAATCTCCGAAGGATGAAGGTGGTAGCCGAAACTACCACCAATGAATTAGAACGGTGAAGAACCCTTATCTATTTCAGTTTCATCCTGATGCTTCACGACAACATCGCCTTCGGTTACACTTTTAGCAAACGTCTTACACTGATTGTATAAGTTTGCATCCTGTATAGGATCTTCGCGAGACATTTCCCATCCGTGCCAAGAACCTTTGCTATTCTCTTCAGACAATGTCTTTAAAGAATAAACGTGAGCGAAACGTGGAGCTTGGAAAGGTCCGTTCTTTCCTTGCATCACGGTTGCTGCTATCATGGAGTTCCATTTACGGGACTTCTTTAACTGCGTAGATTTCATTGCAATCAAAGCGGTTTCGGCAGAACCGTCATCGTTCATAATAACTACGAAGTGCTGATGGGTTTCTTCAATGTAATCCCCATCTCCACCAACAACGTAATCCTTGTTGTCCGCAGGGTCTCTCTTTACTTCTGGAACCTTGTCCTTTGCCCCGAAAATATTCATAGGTGCGCCAGAGCCTTGTCCTCTCGGCTGCCACTGAATAAACTTCCGTTGATAAGCCACAGGAACAACGTGTATTCCTTCTTTACCTTTATACACTCGACCGCTGACGGTGTTATAGATGTCACCTTTTTTTGCGGTTTCATGCGTATCCAAGATAGAATCCAAACCAGAAATTATCTTTAGAAACGGTAGTGCCAAATCGTCTTGACCCATATTTTCATTACCAAACCCTGCATCCTCTTCAAACATGGATAGGTCCATTACTTCGGTGTTGCCACCTTTTGTTACGTCTTTTGCCATTTACTTACTCCCTTTTATGACGGCTCTTTGGCCTATGTATGCACCGAAAAGTTCCATTGGAAACTCTTCGCCATTCTCAACTCTTTCCTTCACCCAAGCGCGTAATGTCTGTGAATGAATTTCAGTCTTCTGTTCTGCGGGAAAACCTTCCTTAGAAGCAAACGCTTGAAACGCAGATGCTTGGTCATCCTCCCCTCGTCCAAAACTACACGATATAGAGTTCTTAATTATATCGTCGTGACCATTCTCTCGTAGCCAATCGTAAGCTTCTGGACGATCATCCACCCGTATGGACGCGCCATAGGTTTGTTTAATAGTCACGGCAGAGCCATCATCCAATGTGAATGAGGACAATCCAACTTCAGCTAATAGGTTTGGTAAGTCTTCGTCGGTCAACTTAATTAGGTCTTTTTTTAGATCTTTAAGCTGCGCGTCGATGGTTGCTATTCGTAGTTCCTTGTCACGAATAGACTTTGCTACATCGGCAATTGTGCCTAAGTCTTTACTATCTACATGTTTAAGTGGATCTTTAATTGATTTCTCAAAATCTTCTTCCATTTGTTCAAAAATATCGTTCATTGTTTTCCTTCCGTTATTAAAAGCACCATTTGGGCTTTACAAACACTAATATAGTTGTATATTATCTTATGTCAACAATAAAAATGAGGGACAATGTATAAATTTAAAACTAAGCCGTTTCAACATCAGCTTACCGTCTTTGAGGAATCAAAAGATTCGTTATCTTACGCATTTTTTATGGAGATGGGAACGGGAAAATCAAAAGTTGCGATTGATACAATGGGTCACTTGTTTTTAGAAAAGAAAATTAAGGCGGTTCTAATTGTTGCGCCTAAAGGAGTATACGACAATTGGGTACAAGGCGAAATACCGAATCATCTATCGGACCAAGTTCCGCGGGTCGTGGTTCGTTGGATACCGGCCAAGACAAAGAAGTTTCAGGAAGAACTGGAGACGTTGTTTGATAAAGAAAACAAGGACCTAAAGATCTTTGTAATGAATATAGAGGCGTTTAGCAGTTTCCGCGGGGCAAAGATGGCGGAGAACTTCTTAGATTACAATCCAGACAACATTGTGATTATTGACGAAAGCACAACCATAAAGAATAGAAAAGCGCAACGGACAAAAAACATTCTTAACTTACGAAAAAGCAGTAAGTACAAGCGAATCCTAACCGGATCGCCGATTACCAAGTCCCCTATGGATTTATTCTCACAATGTTTTTTCTTGGGCGCGGAAAAATTAGGCTTTACCAGTTACTTTGCTTTTCAAAACCGCCATGCTATTGTTCAGCAACGGGCCATGGGCCACAGATCGTTTCAGGAAATTACGGGATACAGGCGCTTGGAAGAACTGAATGAAAAGTTACAAACCTTTAGCAGCCGTATTTTAAAGGAAGAATGCCTTACATTACCAGAGAAACTCTATATCCGGCGCAACATAGACCTCTCAGAGGAACAGAAACGCCTGTACAGCCAGATGAAGAAGCTTGCCCTAGCCCAACTAGCCAACGGCGAGTTAGCGACGACACAGAGCGTTTTAACACAAATTATGAGACTGCAACAAATCTGTTGTGGGTTTCTGCAATCGGACGGCGGGCCGATACAACCTATTCCAAACAACCGTCTGGACAACCTCATGGCTGTCACAGACGAATTACAAGGTAAGGCGATAATTTGGGCGACATACACTTATGACATCCAACGGATTGCTGATAACTTGCGCCACCGCTTTGGCGCCGAAGCGGTGGCAACCTACTACGGAGAAACGGCACAGGACGAGCGTCAGGGAATTGTAAATTCTTTTGAAGATCCTGACAGCCCCTTGCGGTTTTTCATTGGACAACCTCGAACGGGTGGCTATGGCATAACCTTAAACGGAGCGTCCACTGTTATTTATTACAGCAACAGTTACGATTTAGAGATTCGCAAACAATCAGAGGACCGCGCTCACCGTATTGGGCAAACAAAATCAGTCACTTACATAGATTTTGTATCTCCAGGTACAATTGACGAAAAGATTTTGGGCGCCCTTCGTGACAAGGACCTCTTGGCAGGGCGGGTTTTAGGCGAAGACCCGCGAAATTGGTTATCCAAAGAGTGAACCTATGCCCCCCTGAGAGGCTTTAATCATTTGCGACGTGGGATCGTTAGGAAACAATGCTGCATACTTTTGGCGCGTTTGTGGATCGGCTTGGGCCGGTGGCGGTGCAGGCGGTGTTGCTTGGGACATGGGCTGTGGTCCGCCTCTCACGGCATTCATAGCAGGGGAGGCGTCTGTTTGTTGACCGGGAAAATACCCTTTTCTAGGAGGATCTGCGGCGGGTTCTACAGAAGGTTGAGCAATAGATTCTTCTTTAATTTCTTCTTTTGAAATAAAATCCTCCACAGGAGTTGTAGCAATTGCTTGTAAAGATCTTCTTGCCGGTGCAACAAAATAATTGTCTATTGCAAAATCTAAAATAGACTTAAACAATCTAGTTTCTTCTCTTTTGTTTTTTGCTTTTCTAATTAATTTGGCTGTTTCTGTTGGAGATGCTAAAACAGTTTTTAAATAATCTGATTTTAAACTGTTTGGAATACTTGCAAATATTTTTCTATAAGTATCCCTAGCCGCTCCTGCACTTCTTCCTGTTACAATAAGTGCGCCCGGACCTGTTCCCCCAAGTAAAGAATATAATCTAGAACCACTTGCAGAACCAAGGGTACTTATCATAAGGTCTGTTCCTACGCCTACTTTTGACATAAGACCCTCCGCATCTTCAATTTTTCCAGAAGCAACTGCGGTATCTAAATCCATTAATTTTCCCATAAGACTTTCAATAGCCTTTATATGAGATTCGGAAAAAACTTCTTTATTTTCTAAGAACTTTGCTAAAGAAATATTATTTTGAGAACCACCTAATCCTGCAAACATATTTCTATATAAGGAGGAACCATCTACGGCGCCTTTTGAAGAGGATGCGGTAATAACCGCATCTAAGATAGAACTTCTAAAACCATCTAAGGCGCCTTCTTTTGTAAACGTATCGCCCGTTTTTGGGTTTGACCATGAGTTTGGAGCTTTTTGAATAGCTTCCAAAAGCCCCGTTAATTCTCTTACAGGATTATCTTTATTTGTAATAGCTCTAATAACAGCAGAAGTAGGTGAAAATTTTGAATCTGGCAATAAGTCATAAAACGATGCAAATTTCTTTTTTTCCGATATAAGATCTTTTTTTGCTTGTTTGGCTCTTTCAAACATTATTAGTTTACTATTGTCTCCTGTAATTAAATCATCAAGATCTGCTCTAATTTCTGGAAATATTTCTAATAAATCGTTGTTAGTTTCTTTTTTCATCCATTTTTCAATTGTGTTTACATTTGCGGTCCCGTCGGCATTAAATGTTTCAGCTTCTATTTTTCTTAAAATTGATTCGCTTGTATTTCTTAAATCTTTTGTTGCGTCTACATTGTTTTTTAAAGACGTAAACAACCCTCCTTCTGACGAGTATGGAACCATTCTCTGCGTGGTTTCATCAAATCTTGTTAAAATTGCAGGCATTGTAGACAATTCTTCTTTATTTGCTTGCAACCACCCTTCAAGTTTTGGAATATCAAAAACACCATATTGTTCATTAAAAGCAACTTTTTTTGCTTCTGCAAGCAACTCTTTTCC